CAAGACTGAAACATTATTGCTTGACATACAGATCAGGAACCTTCAGGCACTAGGACGTGTCAACCAAAACATCAAAAAGCTCGAAAGAAGCAGTCTTACGATGGGCAACGCCGTCAAGGGCGCCTTGGGTGCTTTCGCTGTAATTGGTGGTGCTAGGTTAATTGGTAATCTTGTAAACACGGTACGTAGGTTTGAAGACCTAAGGGCAACTTTGGTCACCATAGAGGGCAGTGCAGAAGCGGCGGGCAAAGCATTTGAGCAGATAACAAAATTCACCGCAGGCACAACATTCCAGGTCGATGAGGTATCCAACGCATTCATAACCTTGCGTAACGCGGGTCTAGAACCAACAACTGACCTTATGACCAACATTGGTAACATAGCGGCAGGTATGGGTCGTAGACTCGATGATGTCGCAAGGGCAGTGTTCAATGCCACCACGGGTGAGTTTGAAATGCTCAAACAACTTGGTATCAAGGTCAAGACCGAGGGCGACAAACTCACGGTAAACTTCAGGGGCACCGCAACCACCATACAGAATGATGGCAGGGCGATCATTGATTTCCTAAACCAGATAGGTGAGGTTGAATTCGCCGGAGCATTGGAGGCAAGGGCCAACACACTATCAGGTGCGATCAGTAACCTAGAGGACGCAATCGCGCTGGCAACGGTGGCCATAGGAGAACAAGGATTCAGGCAAGAATTGACATTGTTGGCCAAGGAGATGACCAAGGCCGTTGAAGACGGTGATCCACTTATAAAATTCTTTGGAAATGTGGCCGTGTTTGGCGTCAAGGCGTTAAGACAGGTCGCCAAGGGTGCCAATGAATTCTTTGGTGACATCAGTGATCTAGTTGATTACATCAACAAGCAGAACGCATTCAGAAAATTAGAGATGGGCATAGGAAGTGTCAATGACACTTTCATCATATTAGGTGACACGTTGAGTGATTACCCACTGACAAAATTCAATGACACTGTTGAAGAGGCCGCCAAGATAACGGCCACTCATCAGATGAAACTGGATGAGTACAACATGACTTTGAAGGAATCAAAGACACAGCAGGACAGATTCACCAAGGCCATGGAGAAATCCAAACAAGAAGCAGAGCAACTGGCCGCAAGGTTCAGTCACAACGTGACTGTTTTGGATCTGTTCGTAAATGGCTACAACGCGCTAAATGATACCGCTGTCGATTCAATAACCAACGTGATAATGGGCACAGAGACTTTAGGTGATGCCATAAAAAATATCACGCAGACAGCATTGAGATCATTGATATCTGGATTCGTTCAATTGTTCATAGTTGGACCAATACTATCTAAAATAGCAAACATATTGGGCATAGACATGGTCAATGCCACTGTGAGACAGACGGACGCTGAGAAACAACTCAACAGTCAATTAAAAAAGCAAGTTGGCTTGAGATTATTATTGATGTTATTAGGCGGTGCCGCGGACGGTGGTGCGGTTGGATACGGCAACAGCAAAGGCAAGGCCAATGGCGGTGCCATAGGCTACAGGGGCGCCAGGGCCATGGGTGGCAACGTGGGCACCGGCGGTGCTTACCTCGTGGGCGAGCGTGGACCGGAACTGTTCGTGCCCAACACAGCAGGCACGATTGTTTCCAACGAGGCATCGGGCAGGGCCATGGGTGGTGAGGTCATCGTAAACTTCAATATATCTGCCACAGATGCCACAAGTTTTGACAGCATGTTGGTACAGCGTAGAGGATTGATAACAAACATAATAAATGACGCATTGAACAGACAAGGTAGGAGGATATAATGTCAGGAACATTCCCAACGGCTAATTTCACAACGATGAATTGGCAGAGCAACAACAACATAGTGACCACAGAGACTTTGACCAACAAGATCTATTCAAAGGATCTTGGCGGACACTACTGGAGCATGACCTTGAAGTCTGTGCCATTGGTGCGGGCTGATTTTGACAGCATATGGGCGTTCCTGATACAGCAGAAGGGCACGTTTGACACTTTCACGATAAAGCCACCACAGATAAATTCGACCAAGGGCACTTTCTCCAACGCCAGCGCCACCGCACTGCCGGTCACTTCCACGGCGGCCGTTGGTACGACCACGATCGGTGTCACACCATCAGGATCGGGCACGCTAAAGGCCGGTGACCTGATCAAATTTGACAACCACGACAAAGTGTACACACTGACCGCAGACGTTACACTTTCAAGCACAATCGCAACCACCATTGATATATTCCCAGCGCTGAACACCGCGTTGACTTTGAGTGAGAACACCATAACGGAAGATGTGACCATGAAGGTTAGATTACAGAACGACGTGCAAGAATTCAAGACCAACGTCGATAATGTGTATGAATATGAGATAGACGTAAGAGAGAGTTTATAATGACCAGAGGATTACAGGAGACACTGAAGGACAACCTATCCCAAAGAAGCAAGAAGGTTGTTGACCTCGTCAAGATAACCGCCTCGGACGGTGGTAGGTTGAAATCCGCGGTCACTGGACTGCGCATAGACAATGATCTCTACTTCACAAACAACGAGTATGACCTCACTTATGATTCCATCACATACAAGGCAGATTATGGTTTCATAGGTCACAGTGATATACAGGAATCAAGTTCGGCAGTGAACGATCAGTTTGAACTGCTGTTCACAGGCATAGATCCTACACTGACTGGAGACATCCTTAACAGCAAATTCGTGGGTGCCAAGGCACAGGTGTACAAGGCGGTCATGATTGGCAGTGGAGCAGATCTGGATGTGCACGTGGACAGCGCCAGCATCAATGAGAGGGTTTACAAGATATTTGATGGAACCATCAACAGTTTCAATTACACACTGGGCAAGGAATCTGGCACACTATCATTACAGTGTGGAAGCATCTTCGCGGCATTTGAAAAGAAAAGTCTGTATGGCTTCACCACTTCAACCAGTCATCAAGTCAAGTATCCGGCCGACCAGAGCATGAAGTTTGCGCAGATAGATCTCACTGGCCTGAAATGGGGGCTTGATTAATGGGTTTCTTCAAGAAAATATTCAAACCGTTCAAGAGTGCCGTAGACGCCACGATTGATTTCGTAACGGACACTGCTAAGAGCGCCATCAATCTCGTCACCGCACCATTCACGGGTGGTTTTGGAATACCAGACATCAACATACCTGAGACGACCGCGGACATAAATTCGTCCCTGACATTGGACTACAACGCATCCAACTCTCCCATACCAGTGCTGTATGGTCGTAAAGTGGAGACCACACTTATTCCAGTGTATGTAAAGACGTGGGGACCAAAGAACGACTTCCTCACAGTGATCGGAGCAATAGGCACAGGCCTGACACAGACCGGTATGTGCGGCAGTATAGTTTACAATGTCGAGATCGACAACGAAATGATAGGAAGATGCTATCCAACGACCAAGACCAACACCAGCAACTACCAGGACCTCGACAACATCGGTTATCCTTATGTTGACACCATTCCACGTGGTGATATCTACAAAACAGGTCTAGCCAACTATGATGCGCTCAAACAAAACAACTGGAACACCGCCGCAAGGCCTCCGTTGGCCACGGGTTTTGGTGGTGTGCAACCAGGCATCTTCGCAACCGCGGAGGGAAGGTACGCGGGCAGGCTGAAAATGCAATTTTTTGACGGCAGTGATGACCAACCTGTCAGTGATTTGGCGCGGAACTCTGGCAGTGATTGGAATTTTACCTTACCTGGAATCAGCTATGCCGTGTTCCAATTCCAACTCTACAACGAACCTTTTGGTGACCTACACAAGATAACCTACAAGAATCCTTACAATGGACTGCCCCAGATCAAAGTTATAGTGGATGGACGTAACGTGCCAGACATCGTGTCAAGACCCAACGCGGCCGATACCATAGCGACTGACCAATGGGACACTGTTTTCGCCAGTGGATACCAACATGACGGAGTGCATGACAACTACGCGGCCGGTTTCGGACCCACCACCAGTCCAGTTCATCATCTTTTAGATTACATGCTGAATCCCTATTACGGGGCAGGCATACCACTGGAGCAATTCGACAAGGACAGTTGGGTCAAGGCCGCCCAATGCTGTAGGGTGTACAAGGATTACACATCAAAGAACGGATTGAATGGACTTTTTGGAATACTGTTCAAGATAGTGGATGCCATCTTTAAACCATCCGCTGGTGGATTCATAGATCAACAAGATGGTATCATCTACAATGCCTTGAGATCTTTATACAAACCCACTGATGCTGATGGACACATCTATGAGGGATCTGCTGACAAGACTCCGTTCATCAACACCCCATACAACAGGCAATTCAAGATCTACCCCAATAGGAGTTACTTGGACAACATAAACCTAATGTTACGTAGCATGGGAGCCATAATGACCTATGTTGATGGCAAGTTCAAGATCATTATGGAGAACGCAGGAAACCCGCAGAACAGTTTTGACATACCAACAGAGGCCACACTGAAATCACAGTGCGATGGTGATGGTAGGACCTTTACTGACGATGACATCGTTGGATCTATATCATTGAAGGGTGCCACACTAGAGAACACTTTCAACCAAGTCAAAGTAAACTACCCAGATTTCGAGGACAAGAGCAAAAGCAACAGTCAGATATATCCACCAAAAGGCGGAACACTCTATGACAGTTTATTAGAAGAAGATAATGGACAAGAATTGACCGCGGAGATCACCAACACAGGAATCTTCATGCCTCGGGACGCACTTGTGTATGCCAAGATAACATTGGAGAAGAGCAGGAACAGGGAAACTTTGACATTTGTGACAACCGACCGGGCGTCGAACCTAACCCCAGGTGACATCATCCGGATGAACAGTGATTACGCTGGCATAGATAACCTGTACAGGATAACCGATGTGCTCTTGACAGCGGCTGGACAGATTGAGATCACGGGTCTAAGACACAATCCCGATCGCTACGATTTTGAAGTTGATAACATCGTTGATGTGTTGCGGAATCTTCTCAGGACCAGGGAACCCATAGTTAACAACCAACGCACCGACATCAAACCACCTGAGGGATTGACTTTGACAAAGGTCAGGAGACAGACGTTGAATCTGAACTTGGCCAGTATGGATATTATCGCTGGCTGGATTGACAGAAGCACGACCGCTGGATCCAATACCTACGAGATCACGCTGGAAGCGGTGGGTCAGAACAACCAGACATATGGTAGCAGACTGTTGGGCGAGACTTCCAACACGGAATTCAAAATACGTGCTGAAGAGATACCCGCTGGTGCTTCCATCGAGATCAGTGTCAGGAGCAAGACACCAAACGGCAATTTCAGTGCCAAGACATTTGCCACCGGGAACAACCGTGCGGATGCCACCACGTCATTAAGTAATTCATTTATACCGGTGAACACCAGTGAGATCATTGATAGTTTCTACACAACTGTCAGTTCGGGTGTATCGGCGGGCAACAACCCCGGCAATGATGCCGGTACAACAGGGACGGGAGAACTCTAATGCCCATAAACAGTGGCTGGTATGACAGCATAGACAAGATATATTACCCAGTAGATTATGGTAGGTGGGATGACCTAGGCAATGGTGCTAATCATTATCACACGCTGACGGCCATCAATTCGCCAACCATCAGCACGAATGGCATTACCTTTTCACAGGCCAGCACAGGCTATGTAAAGATTGCACACACATCCAGCCTAGACCTACAGACCAAGGACAACTGGTCAATCGAATTCTCAATCACGATACCAACGGACAGCACATCTACAACTAATTTCCAAACAGCCAACGATGGGGTCATAGTGGGACAGGGAGAGGACGCCTCATCCATGACCAGTCCAAGCAGTGGCTTCAACTGGGCTGTGTATCTCGATTCCAACAATCAAATCAATTTCATGTATCGTAAGTCCAATGGTTTAGCAACCGTGTCATTCACTTCGGCGTCTTGTAAGTTGTTCAATGATCAGACACAAAACGTCAAAATCACCTATGATGGCAACGCAATATACATCTATATAGATGACACTATTCAGGCCGGACCACACATACCAGACAGCATCGGACCGTTAGAGGCCGGTGATACCACAGATCTCGTGATCGGGGGCAACAGCACAGGCAACCTGCAGTTATTCAATGCTAGGATCTCTGCCCTGCGCATACGTAAAGATGCTTACACAGGCGACACACTGGCATCAAGTGGCGACAGATTGTTAATAGAGGCCGCGAGGGAGGCGCCCAGCACCGTGGCGGTTACATCAGACAACTGGGACATCAACACATTGCTGTACCTGACATTTGCTGATGGTGACCTCAAGCCAAGGCAATTGAAAAAGATACCAGCCACGTGGCAGGATTACACCAGGTGGTTCATACTGCCAAAGGATAACATCGACCTCACCACAGGCACTATAACCTTCGACCAGAGCAGGAATGGATTCAAGAAAGTTTCAGTCACTACCACCGATGGCTGGCTCTTGCCCTACAAGGCGGGTAGATCCATCGACGTCAATCCCTTGAACACAACGGGTCAGCACTGGGGAGGCACCTACGGTTTTGATAGCACCCCAGACACGGGCCTAGATCTACATCAACAGAGTGGAGACCTAAATTTCTGCACCATGAAGTTTGGCGGAGACCTAATGGATACTTCGGGCCGTTACAAGGCCAGCATAATCAACACCACCAGCACCAATTTCAGGCTGATATGTCCGAGCAAAGGTTACATGCCATTGGAGGAAGAGACTGAATCACAGGAAATGCTGGACACAAGCAAAATTGACACCGTTAGCGCCAACGCACAATACAACCAAGGGTTCAGGCCACGTGGTATCAAGAAGATAATTTATTCGGTGTCTGAGGAATACATCGAGGATGTTGTTACCTCACAAGCCGATAACCACGTGCCAATGATGGGTATGCCATATTTTGATGGGTCATCGGGTGCCTCTGGATCAACTCTAGACCTAGAGGGAGGCAAATACATCTCTGGATCCCACAGCTCTGGGGCTCCATACGACACTGATTTTAGATACAACGAGCAGGTGTGTCACATCGAGCTCATAGAAGCAGACAGCACTGGACAGGCGGAGGTGACCACACGGGAGGCCCATGGATTGACCACCGGGGATAGGGTGTATGTGAGACCGGGACAGGAGTTCATTGAGAGCTCTGAGTACCTGAAGAGGCACAGCCTATCAACCAGCCGACACTACATGGTGATCACGGGTAAGAAGTATGTGCAGGTCACGGCGGATGACAAGGTCATACTTTTCCATGACAGCGCGAGATCAAATCCAGTGATAATTTCCAATGGTAATCAATTGTTTGAATTCAAACAAGGTTACCTGCAGAAGAACACCGATCTGGGTTTGGGGATCCAGCAAACAATCAATCTAAGAAGATTCAATTACACCATGCCCAACACCAGCTCTAAATCAGTGCGGTACGACACCGGTGGGGTCAGTGACGTGATCCAATACACATCAGGTGCTTCTGGACATGGCTACAATCTATCGTCAAATGACTTCTTGCAACCCAGCCTCAGCACCAGTTATCCAAAATTAAATCTACCAAATCGCACCGCACCGCTGGAAGTGGGAGATCTTATCGCCGGCGGGTTTAGTGGGTTCACTCCAACTTTCTATGACGTGCCAACCGGCAGTAGCAGTGATCCTTTCGAGATCAACAGCGTCAGTGGCGGCTTCACCAGCAACAGCATAGGCGAGGAGGGCGCACCCATGTACATCGACATTGACACCAGATACGAGGGCACACTGAAGATTAACCTGTCAAATGTCGAGACCGCTGACAGCACGACACCAACTGACATCAAATACCAATACATCGTGAATGGCGAGGCGGCCACCACCGCACAGGCTTTCAACTCCAGTTACAATGCCTGGGGGTCACAGTTCTATGACACCAATCAAACCATAAACACGGTTTCCTTTGGTAGCACCATCGAGATACCGGTCACTTTCCCGTCCGGAGAACAACCGGACCCACGCAATCGCAAATTGATCAGCGTGGCCGTCAAGGTCTGGATACCGGACGTGGTTCACACCGCCACCGCGGATCGGACCCGTGCGACCTACACCATACACTACGAGAACACGGACACCTCAGTGCCCGTTAGATTGTTCTATGGCAGTGGCCAGCAACCAGGCAAGACTGTGCGTGAATCAATGGGCTCTAGTGGCAGGTTCAGTGATGACGCCCAAATATACCGTAGCAGGCACTACGTGTTCTACAGCGCCAGCGAGACCAGGCAACAGCCAAACCCAGAGGTGCACTTGGGCATACGCGGCATACCGTACATCGGATATACCAGCATAGGCGACACTGCCTACGCGCTGGACAAGGTGGTCGAGGGCGGCAACAGCGTGACCTATCCCACAGGCGACAACCTAGTTGAATTGCCTTTCTTCAACGAGACCACGGGCTACGCGCCTTGGGTTGAACAGACAACGCAGGAGGCGGGTGCCCAACGTTGGTACCGTGGACAGAGATACCAGTGCCAGGTAGCCCACACCAGCGGCAAGAATTTTGAACAGGATTTGGCGGAGGGACTTTGGAGCCGTTCGTAAATAACAACCAACACAGGAGGAACTGACAATGGCTTGGGCCACAGTAGGAAACGTAACCACAACACACCTGGACAGCGCTCTGGATTCACCAGCGGAAGCCCGGGTTGAACTATACAACGCATTAATAGAATTACAGAACGTGATCAACGGCAGGGGCGCGGTCAATGGCGTGGCATCATTGGACGCCAACACCAAGATCCCATCCGCACAGATGCCGGACGAGATCAATTCAACCACATCCACTGACCTCACGTTGGATCCAGCCACCGGCATCGTGGCAGTGGAGGACATCGTGAAATTGAATCCCATCACCAGATCCGCCGCATACGCGGTCACTGGACTGGCCGACGGCATGATGGCGATGTTGAGCGATGGCGACAGCACCGTGACCAAACCGGCCTACTACGCTGGTGGGGTTTGGAGATACTTCGACGACAACACGGAAGTGCCTAGCACTTAATCATTCCTAAGAAATCACGCACCATAACGGTCTTGACACCTTCGTAGGGCACCTTACGATCACTCACCAACACCAATTCTGTCTCCCGTGCCGTCTCCACCATTGTCCCACGTCTGGCCAACGTGTACTTCCTGGGCTGGTGTTCCCTCCAGCTGTATTCAGAATCATAGATGCTGGCGTTGGTGTGTTCCCAGTCACAGCCGATCACATAGATGCGTCTCGCCCCCAGGTGTCGCGCCAATCTCACGGCCATGGTGCCTGAACAACTGTACTTGACCTCACTGGGCACCAATCGGAATCGCTGGGTGACCATGTTGCGGCGTGTCCAGTAGCTGACACCCGTTGTGGCGGGCAATCTCGAGATCACATCTTGGTCATAGGCACACACGTGATCGACTGCCCTGTGCTGTTCTATGAAGTTGCAACCTATCTCCAGCGGTTGCCTGGCAATGTGATGTAGGTCACTCGCTGAAGGACCATTGAACCACACCACCGCCGTTTCTTTACCCGCCATCATCGTGAATATTTAAATACCCACGAGGTCAGTGAGCAAATGAACAGGAAAAAATTCAACGAGATCATAGAGCAGTTGGGCGGCAAATGGGTGCTATCAAGGACACAGGGACGTGGGGGTCCGTCAGGAGTGCCCGAGGTGAGATGGCCCAGCAGGTCCAAGTGCCGCCGACCAGGACCGGACTGCGCGAACCCACACACCATGTCATTCAATCCCAGGCGGACGCACCGTCGTTGGTGCCATCACTGCGCCTGGCGTCAAACTTAAATACTGCTGTTCAATATCTCCCGATATGAACCGTCAGTGTCCCTTTCTGGTATATCCCTTTGATGGGGCACTGGCCTATTTCACCGGTATCACTTGTGTTTGATGACCATGTCTGTGCCGGATGGTTTGTGCCGCTTTCAAGGCCGCTAACTTGGACTCGAATCGCTTGTGCCAACGTTGGCCATTGATCTTTATCGCGAACCCTTGTGTTTTTTTCTTGGTGTCTTTGTGGTGCTCAACGCCATGATCTCGTAGACGTGTCTGCCATCCGACCTTGTTCCAGTTGAATCCTCGTGCCATTACAACACGTCGTCTATGTCAACACCTTTTGAAGTTTTCAGAATAGTGTTGGCTGTGCCAGTGGCAACTTGGTTCATTTTTCTCTGATTCGAACTGAGATATCCTCGGTCTCCTCTCAAAGGCACCATTATCTTGTTCTCCTTGTGTATCAGGATCGCGGTGTACTTGTGGTCCGCTGGCTCTGGCACCAGCAACACACTCAATCTCTTGACCGTATCACCCTTGCCCTGTTGGTATCCTGGCATGTAGCATTTACTTGCTCTTATGTCTCGGACCCGGTAGCCGGCGTTCTTCAACTCTTGCCTGGTCCGCTTGACCAATTCATAGTGTTCTGATGCCCACTCCTCGGCCGAAAGATTTCTTTTGAAGTGTGCCCATTGGGTGTTCATCAGTGCCCTGTATCGTTTCAACTGCTTGTTCTTGCATATGGTTATGTTCAATCTCAAATGCTCCAAGTTCCGGTTGATGTTGTTGAACAGGTCAAGTTTCGTCCATTGCCAATCTCGTGGTAAGTCTTGGTGGCAATGGCTAATCTTATCTGCCTTCAATTCCTTGACGGAGTCAAGATCGATTACTGATTGCTCATCGGCAATCTGTAATTTGTTTTTATTTGTTGTTATTATGTTGTTAATGTTGTTATTGTTTGCCATATTTTCTCCTATTTCACGATTATATATTAGATCTGGTACAAAGAGCAATGGAAATGTGGTCTGACGCGTGTGCGTGTGTCTGTGTGCGCTTAAAGGCGATGTTTGATGGGGTTCTAGGTAGTGGTTGCTTGGTATCGTGTCTAGGATTGTAGATATGGCAACTATGTATCGAAGAGTGCCAAGCAACCACGTGTATTTAACCGCTGGTGCCTGACGCTTTAGATTACCATCACCGGTTGACCTGATCCCGTACACATGCTATAATAATGACATCACGCACAGTTCGTTGATGTCCATAACAACCACGAAGGGGTGCGTGACCAACAACAACAAGGTCAAGCAAGGAGGACCCAATGAAGACGATTACAAGAACAATCACAATCATCACCGTGTTGATCTCACTCACAGCGTGTGGCTACAACCCCCGGATAGACACAGTGGGCCGATCAGGCACATTCAGCACCAGCCAAGCGGAACGACTGACCAATGACATACAACACTGCCGCCAGTACGCGGACGAGCACACGTTCAGGTTATACGACACCTTGAACCAGGGCTGGGGCGCCTACTTCCACTACGCCACTCTGGGCATCGTGCCCAAGCGTGAGAGCAAGTACCGAGCACGTGTCAATCAATGCCTGCGTGGACGTGGGCATTCAGTGATAGATTAAATAAGAATTGCGTGCGGTGTCAAGGCTCTCATACACGTGCCCGTTGACTTATAAGTGACCGCACACAATGGTGGTGCCCCTCCCCTTACTCCTTGCAGAGCTGACTGGGGCACCATTTACTGACCCGGCCTGACCAATCCTCCTAAATACACACACATAATTGACTGCTACCCAAGGAGGAAACCAAATGAGTCAAACCATCATCAACGGCGATAGCGCCGAAATACTAAAACAATTTGAAGACAACAGCATAGACGCCGTGGTAACGGACCCGCCCTACGGCATCGAGTTCCTGGGCAAGGAATGGGATCAAAACACCGGTGCCATCGAGATATGGCGCGAGTGCCTGCGTGTGCTGAAACCAGGTGGCCACCTGTTGGCGTTCTCGGCCGCGAGGACCTATCATCATCTCGCAACCAACATAGAATCAGTGGGCTTCGAGATCCGTGATCAGATCATGTGGATCTACGCTTCGGGATTCCCCAAGGCACAGGACATAGGCAAAGCAATTGATAGACGAGGTGGAATGGTGAGCAATCACAAAGACACCAAAAGTTTAAAAGCACTATTGATAGAATTATTCAAAGCAAGTGGTAAATCAAACACACAAATCAATAAAGAATGTGGATTCAATGCCGCAGGTTATTTGAGACAACACGATAATGGTGTTGATGGTTGGGGATACGCACTGCCACTCAACGACAAATGGCACATTGTTAAAAAAGTTTTGAATTGCTCTGATGAATATGACAAATATTTTGTCAGCAGTGAAAGACAAGTGGTGGGAACAAAAGAGTCAGGATGTTTTGATCAGAACTTTAAATCACACACCATTGG